GTATCTAATACATAATTATTGCTCATGCCTGGACAAATAAATTCCGTGTCATTGTTACGCCAACCGAATTTTGATACTCCAACTCGATCAGGAATAACCTGCGAATTGGCAGCTTCTAATTCTGACAGCCATTTTGTTAATATTTTTGCTGTATCTGAGGTAACAACTAATCCTGAATCAGCCAGGCACATGATTTTCTTAGAATCGAAAATAGTTGATTTCGGTAAAATCACGCTACGCCAATTACCCCTATGGGTTTTAAATGACAGGGAAGCCTTTTCCTGATTGGTGTCAATGTTACTGATCCGTTCATTGATAATAATGGGGGCGTATGTGGCTTTATTATAAGTAATATTACCTTCATTACTGACTTTACACGCTGCCACACCATCATTTTTGAATACCCATGCTGCATATTGTGATAGATTACCTGGCAACATTAAATTAATAGGCACATCCGGTACCGTTTGGGATAGCCAGCGAACGCCGTTCGAATCTCCTGCTGGAATCGTTTCACCCTGACCGCCTTCAATAACGGAAAAGCCGGCTGATTCACGTTTATATTTAGAAAGCTCTTTTTTTAATGAGGCTTTATTTCCGCTATACCTATGTAGAAAATCATCAAAAAATAGTGGTTCTTTTTGTTGTACTAAAGCCAAGGCGCCTAGTATTTCAGGATGATTCACATTTTCAGGCGTTGGCATAATGATATTTTTTATTTTCGCTATAGCCTGAGGAACAACACCCAAGGACCAACCACAAGGGGCAGCTATATTGCAGCCACCTGAAGGACAACCTTTAAAACCAACACTGGTACTGATGTATTCACAATTCTGAGGGTTCATATTTGTCAAGCATTCATTAATTTTTTCATCACTGATTTTATAACTGTAATTTTCAGCCTGTGACAGAATTTTATGAGCTACCTCTACACCATCTACCGCACGAACAAGATTTGTAATTGCTGCTAGTTTTTCGTTATAGGATAGGCTTTTAAAATTAAGCTGTACATGCTGCATAAAAGCACAATTATTTAGCATATGCACCGCTGGGCCATCCGTAGGCCTACGCTCAAATGAATGAGGTCGATCAGCAGTATTAATTGGTTTTTCCGCAGTAATCTCTGACAATAACCATGCAGGACATTCAGCCACTGCCACCTCATCCGGACGTGAGCTGCACTCCCATATATAATCCCCTTCTGAGACTACAGATGGAGCTGCCACGATATAACCGCCATTACCACGGGTATCTAATCCATTTCCTAACCTACCAGTGCTATTTGAAATATTACTACCAGCAGGATACCTGAAAATGATATGCCTTCCACCCGTTGGAGTGATTGCCTCGACCGTATCTGGTATTGAACCTCCATGATCGTCTAGTAACTCTTTGAGGGATTCATTTCCGTCTATCCCTTTTGCTTCATTGGTGCCGTGTTTCGGTCCATCTACATCTAAAACAAATATTCCTGACTTTTCACCTGTTGCAATACCGATATTCGCATTTGGCCATTTCGACCACCATTGAGTAATAATTACTGGATCAATGGTGGCCTCATGCTGCCATTCTTTTATTTTGGGCGGAAATTTACTGTTTTCGGTGAGAGGAATCACATGCCAACCCATTCCTGCATAATATAAGGCTGCTTGTCCTATTTTTGAAAGTTCCATATGTCACCCACCTTAATTACCTTAACCAGATTAATTTTTTAGCGGCTCTCGTTACGCCTGTATATCTCCATCGTGCTTGCTGTGTTGGATCATTCCGATCTGGCCAGCTATCATCATATAGAACAACGTTGTCCCATTCTGAGCCCTGGGAAGCGTGGCAGGTGATGCAATACCCATACTGCAGTATGATTCCTTTTAACGCATTGCGCCGTTGCTGATCGTTTTCCCATAAGGCTAAAGGATTATATTTCAGTTCCGTAAATTCTGCTTCATCCTCGAATATTGGCCTTAAATTTAGTTGATTCGAAGAAAACATAAACCCGTCCGGTTTCCATGGTAATTTACTTATGATTTGTTTTTCTTCCACTTTCGTAACATATCCGATCAACCCATTGACCAAAGGTGTTGGCAATCTGCCATCAACCAGCAATGTATCCCAGAAATTACGTCTGCAGATCATTTTGTCACCAACAATAGGTAAATCACCTGTGAAACCAAAATACTGCCTGGCTTGATGATTAATGGAATTTACTGTCGCATTCCTGGCTGCAATAAACTGATCAGCCCATTTAAATATTTCAAGATTGCTGAATAGATCAGTTTTTGACATTTGCCATATGCAATCCGGATAGCTTTCATCTTCCCTGAGAGGCTTACCTTTTCGGATTTTCTCAGCCAGGTAAGCAATGGGACTGCCTTCATCCTGGCGCATGATTTCCTCAAGGGTTACGTCCGGATTGATTAATAGTTCAGACTCTTTCCCTTGCACTGGTGGGAGCTGAAACGGATCTCCCACCGCGATAATTGGTATGCCGAAGGATAATAAATCATTGAGTGTTTTGGTATCGATCATACTAGCTTCATCCACCATAATAATGGAAGGTTTAGGGTCCAGGTATTCTTTCAGTTTGGTTTTATATTTGACTCTGTAAAATGATTTTCCATTATCATCTTCGCAAAGTGTCTCCACTGGAATGGTTTCATAAATTAATCTGTGAATTGTAGTTGCTGGCATTCCACGCTGCTGCATCACCAGGGCAGCTTTACCCGTGTAAGCGCAAAATGCAATTTTATTTTCAGCCAGCTCTGCCGATACCATGGAAGATAAATAAGTTTTTCCGGTACCAGCATAGCCAGCTATTTTAAATATCTGTTCGTTACCGTCTAACCACCATTTTTTAGCACGGTCAAAGCCTACTTGCTGCATTCGGTTTAACATAGTATTTGTTTCACATCCTCTAAACTCCGCGCCACCCCTGCACGGGCTCCCAATCTTTGCATTTGATCGATAAAATTTAACTGGTCCTTAGTTGGTCTGCCTGTAGCGGTTTTAATTTCAAGAAAACCAGTTCGTGCAAATTGTTGGCCAACCATTTCAGGCGTGATAATAATAGGTGTAATTACTAGCAAATCAGAAAATCCTTTAGGTAAACCCGTATTAAACATTCTTGGATTTATAATCTTAATGGATCGATCAGGATTTTTTATAATTTTATCGCCTGTATAAGCTTGGCCAACATTTGCTCTGAAGCAGGTACCTAAATGATTTTCAGAAATTGAAATACGGATTAAGTTTTGTATGTCATGCTCTGATAGCGTTTTCATGGGTTAACACCCTCATACTTATTTTTTAACCGCTCAAATTCGCGTCTGTCCCTTTCTTCTTGCTGTTCTTTATATCTTCTGGCAGACTCATTTCTTTCTTCAACTTGTTTTATTAAAAACTGATCAAAATCTTTTTGTACAAAAATACCTTTCTTTATTAATCTTTTAATCAGCTGATCCCGATTGAACATTTCTTGTTCAACTTGACTTGCTCTTAAATACTCTATTTCCGTTTCATTCCCCCATTCATTGCAATAATCTTCATCACAAACATTTGTTATCCACATCAAAAATCCACCATCAGTTGTAATAATCATTGCAGGACTAGATAAGCGGTTCATTTCCACATAAACAACCGTTTTGCCAACTAAATCCTCAGGGCTTTTCATTACATATAAATCTGACATATTATTTCCCCTTCCAAATCTCCAAGCGCTTGGAAATTCACATATTTAATTTTCTTAATTTACTGGTTATAGATTTTCTACTTCTACCTAAAATTTCTCCCATATTTTCATAGGCATATTTCCTAGTAAGCATGGACAATAAACTTTGCTGTTCTATTGCAGTCCATTTCTTCCAACCATTAGGTGGTTTCTGTCGATCTTGTTTTTTCTTGTCTTTAAACCATTGGGGAGAGCTATTGAACCATAAAGAACTTTTCATCTTTCTGCTATCCCACAAATTCTGATTACTTTCGAGAAATTTTTCAAAATCTCTGAGATCAATTAAATATATTTTTTTAGTAGCAAAAGGAGCTAATTTATATTTAAGCAGTCCTTTATTTATCCATTCATATACTAAGGTCTTACTGACTCCCAAAATATCAGCTATATTAAAACCACTTAAATATTGTGATCCTCTGGCACAACCCCCTAATCCAAGACGAACAGCCTTGCAATATAAGGAGGAATTGGAACGTTTGGTTTTCTTAGAACAATAATCCACACCTTTATTCCAATTATTTATGAGAAAAAGCTCTTCTTCTTCCGTCCAAAATACTCTTTTGGTCATATTGCCATCTCCTTTACATATAACCCCCTGAATTTGGCAAAAGCTCCACGCATATTTGACCATATAGTCGATTTTGATAAATTTCCTTCTTCCGCTATTTCCGTTAATTTATAACCATTTACAACGTCCTGAATTTGTTGTAGTTGATATTTAGAAAATTTTCTAAATATCTTATCTAACACCATTTGATTAATAATCTCCTGAGTGAAAGTTTCATCTTCCCCTATTAACTCTTGACGCTCTACACCTTCACCTTTACTATCAAATACAATGTCATTGATGCTTACCATAGATTTAATTTTGGATGTTTTTCTATTAAATCTAGGCTTGTGTTTTGCGTGATAGCCAAGTAAGGCGTAATTGATAAATTTAGCAGCTACAATCATGAAAGGGATTGAATATACAGATGAGTCATATTTCTCATACGCTTTCCATAATGCTATGGAAGCAACCTGAAACATTTCATCATAATCATAAGTTTTTGACCACTTATAAGCTTTATTTTTAAGCAATCCTTGAAAACTGTAATAGACTTCTTCGAACGTCATGACAGACTGATTATTTTCGCTGATAATTATTGTTTTACTCATGATTTACGCCTCCTTCAGCCCTTAGGCATCCATCTTTTACGATTTGTTACCTTGCGATCTGCCTCACATTCTTTGCACTGCCTACGATTTATTTTATTAACGTCATAATATCTGCACGTTCCGCAAATACGTTTCATGACTGCATTCCTCCAAATGGAATATTTTTGATTTCACATTGCTTTTTCACCCATAAAGGTGAATACCCACGCTGCATGGCAATCTGTTTTAACGTGACCACATTTCTAGCTCTGCCGACTTCCATACGCTTTTCTTTTTTCTGGATTTCTAATATCTCAGTGAGCTCACCAGCTTTTTCTTCCGGTTCGGCTTTTTCTGTAACCTGGTACACATGACCACAACCTGGACATATTGGAGCTGGCGTATGAGCGTAATAACATTTAGGGCAAATTTTCATGGATACTTCCCTGGATACGGTTTTCTTTTTCTTACTTTCTAATGACCATCCACGATCTTCATCAGGTAAGCCATGCCTGTACACGTTACCAACATGATCAATGATTACAGCCACTTTATCTGGATTATTTTTATCGATCCGCATAGCTCTCATGGATTGTTGAATATAAAGCGATAACGATTGCGTGGGTCTTGCTAAAATGACTGCCTCCATATTGGGACAATCATACCCCTCACTGATAAGATCCACATTACAAAGTATCTTTATCTTCCCAGCTTTAAAATCTGCAGTAGCTGCCCTACGAACAATGTCTTTGGTATCTCCATCTATATGAAGGGCAGGAATCCCAGCAAGACGAAACATATCAGCGGTATGCTGGCTATGAGCTACACTGGCACAATAACAAACGGCTCTAGCACCAGGTGCGAGTTTTTTATACTGAGCAATCAAGTCCCCTATAATCTCCGACTTATCCATACATAACGCAACTTCTGACTGTACATAATCACCGTATTTTACCTGTAAGTCTGAGAAATCAATTGCTACTGGTGGAGAATAGTATCGATATGGTGATAAGTTACCCCAGGATATTAATTCCTTCACTGATGGCCCCATGATCAAAGATTTAAAAATATCACCCAATCCTTGACCGCCCATCCTAGCTGGTGTCGCTGTAAGTCCGATTACATATGCCTCAGGGTAAAAGGCAAGTAACTTGCGCCAAGTACCAGCTGTAGCATGATGTGCCTCATCTAGAATTATTACTTGGGGTGCATTGATTTTATTGGTACGTCTGATAACGGACTGTATGCTGGCTATTTGGATTTTTTCTGACACATTCATGGGATAGCCAGCAGCAATGATTCCATGACTAACTCCTAGTGCCTGAAATGTTTCTGATGATTGGTCAATAAGTTCTTGACGATGGACCGCAAATAAAACATTATTTCCTTTTAATTTTGCTTGCGCGCTCATCCATGCCATGATTACTGTCTTACCTGCTCCGCAAGGAGCAACTATGCACGTACGGTGATTGCCGTTTTGAAACTCTATGCGGGCACCATCGATAAGTAATTCCTGGTATTCTCTAAGCTGAAACACGTTTCTTCCCTCCCTATAGGGGTAAAAATAACCCGCCTAGAACTAACCAGACGGGCTATGAAATTATAAAATTTAGAATGGTACGTCTCTATTTGGATCCCAACCAGGTGGATACTGCTGTTGAGGTTGTTGTGGTGACCACGGCGCTGGCTGAGCTTGTTGCGGGGGATATCCCTGGGGCGCTGGTTGCTGTGGTGGTTGATTATATGAATGTTGTGGTGGAGCCGGTGGTTGTGGAGCCTGTCCACCGTATTGAGGTCCAGGTTGTTGCTGATATCCTCCTGGTACTTGCTGTGGGGGTGGAGCATATGCCCCTTGTTGTTGATATTGTTGGGCAGTTGGTGGAGCACCATATTGTTGCTGAGGCGGTGCTCCATATCCTTGTTGTGGAGGACGCTGTTGGTTAGGAGGCGCCGCTTGCTGCTGCCCTCCATTATTAATTGGTTCACAAAAACCAAATCGGTCTAACGTAACATTTAAACTAGTAGCTTGCTGCCCTTGTTGGTTAGTGTACTGACTTGATTCAAGTCGACCAGTAACGGTTAATAAATGACCTTTTTTGCAAGAGTTTAAAATCAATTCAGCACTTTTACCAAAAGCTGAGCACCGAAAAAATGTAGCTTTATCCTGTCCTTGATTATCTTTGCCGTGATTATCAGCTAAAGAAAAATTAGCGATTGCTTGTCCACTTTGAGATTGCTTGCTTTCAGGATCACCTGTTAATCTACCGTGAATTGTAATTGTATTCATTATTGCTGTCCCCCTTGTTCAATTTTGGCAAAATGTTCAAATTCAAGTTTTAGCGAGTTACATTCATCGTAGGTAAGTTGCGCTGGCGGTCTACCAAATCTCGCATGGATATACCCCGGGATTCCGTTTGGATCCCATCCACCATTATTCCATTCCAATATAATTTCTTGTTCGAAAGCAATGAATCCATATGCTTGAGGTGGTAAAAATGGCGCCTGTTGTTGATATTGCTGTACTGGCTGCTGTTCATAAGCCTGCTGATATCCACCATTCCACTGCTGCTGACCTTGGTAATATCGTGGCTGCTGATCAATCCCCATCCCTAGCCATTGCATTAATTCGATTCCGGTATTTTCATCCGGAGTAAAACATTTACCATCAAATAAACGAGTTCTATCTTTGCCAGACGTGGCAGTATGCCTTTCATTATCCATATCCAGCACCACAGTAAATTCGTATTCAAGACCGGCGCGCTGCACAGGTTCCATCCCTTTTTTTACTGGAATGATCTTGCCTTTATCGTCTTTCTCCATTTCATAAGCTGTTTTAGCTCTCATAGTCACAATGATATGAATTGGAGATTGTAAAATAGCATCTATAAACTTATCATGCATTGGTGTGGCATCTCGCCATCCATTGGTAAAGGAGTTTTTCCCGCCTCTTTTATTGACTTCATCTAGAATACCGCCTTGCTTTGACCATGCATGTGAGAGGCTATCAATAATCAATACATCATATCCAGCATCTTCAGCACCTTTGATGGCGCCAATATATTTGTCAACTGAAAACGGTGGTGCAATTTCGGCAACATCATAATCGGCAATATCACAATACAGCTGACCGCTGCCATTCTCGGTATCGATAAGGGCGATTTTACCACCCATTCCTTTTGCTATTTTTAATGCTGAATACGTTTTACCTGATCCTGATGGACCACATAAGGCTAGTCTAAGTTTTGCCTTACGGCGTTCAGCTTTTTGGAAAATACTCATAATTTACGCTCCTTTATAGTCACTGTATCCGGATATTCCACTGCAGATATAAAATCCAGTATTTCACCGTCATTGGTAAGTACTTTCCCTGTACTTAATGGTGTAAGAGTATCCTTAAACTCAGACCAGTTCACCGATTCTTCAATTTTTAGATATTCAGGATCTGTTTTTTTAATATGATCGATTAACCGCAGACTTTTACCATCGACCTTATTACCAGCAATGAAAAATTCAGGAGCCTTTGCACGAAAGCTAATATTACCACTAGGCATTTTAACGGTTTTCTTCTTACCGTCTAACTGTGATTTTGCATATGGCGCCAGTAGTGATATAAAATAATTAATTGAACTCTCATTTTCCGCACTTTCCTGCTCCTGCCATTGCTTAATCTGATTGATCCTCAGCTCTGCCAACTGCTCAATTTCTTCATTTTTTTTCTGTAATGTTAAAATTTTACGAACTGCCCAATCAGCTTTATTGTCATTATCTATAGTAAAGCCTTGTTGCTCTTGTTGTTCCATAGCTTGACCAATATAACTGTCAAGATTTTCTTCTAAGCTTCCTAACATTAAAACTCACTCCTTCTTGTTTGGCTAACAATCTCATACGATATTCCCTGACTAGCCATAAATGCTTTTAATGCACCAGCTTGAGGAATCGTAATGCCTGGTAATTTCAGAATTACATCATATGGAGTTTCACATGTAGGGGGCATTGGTGGTATAGGAGGCATTGGGCGCGATACAGGCGGTAATGGCGGTACATGAAAGGATGCTGGATTTAACGCTTCATCCACCCAATCAGGATTCGTTCCCTCAATTCCTTCACCGTAGTTAGGAAAACCTATACTATTATCATCAGGATGGTGTACATGATCTAATACTCTTGGTGCAGGCTCTACATTAGGAGCAGCTGCTTTCGCTTCCATATCAGCACGTTTCTGACACTCAGCCATGATAATGTTAGGAATATCTGCTAACGAAGCGTCAACCAATAAATGATTTACATCGTCTGGCATGATAGGGGTTTTTAATCCTACTGAATGTGCTACACATTGCCCTTTAATTAAATCTATACGCTGCCTTGCCATTTCCTTAGCTTCATCGTCACGGCGCTGAGAGTCCAGCATGCTTTCAATTTCCGTTACAATTTCCTTACGAACAGCATTCTTTTTAGCGGTACGGTTTGTCCATTTTGACTGTACCGAAAACTTGAAATACTCATCACGTACACCCATATTAGTAGCTGTGGTTTGGGCAAATTTCTTTAATTCCTCTTCCAGCTTTAAGACTCGATCATTTTCATATTCAAGGATTTGCTTTTTAAGTGGAGTTTCTGCCTTTTCGATCAGCTGTAGCAGCTCTTTAATTTCCCCTTCGAAAACCTTGTATGGTTCATCCATTTTCTTTTTGACTTCTTTCCGGAAACCATCAATCTTAGTTCTGATTGATGAAATTTCTTTCTGTGTGGATTCCATATCTTTGAGGTTTTCCTCAGTAACAACTAGACCAACATATTTTTCAATATGACTGTTAAGGTTTTGCTTGATATCAGCAAAGTTCCAAACGAATTTATGTTCATTGGATATAATTTTTAATTCCGTAATCTTGCTGGATTTTTCCGTTTCTATTTCAGACATATGGTCCTCCTTGATTGACTGCTATCATGCAGT